TTGCATCATCATGAATCTTGATCCCGTTTTTAAAAAACAATTTGAACCCGTATTTTCCTTTATATGAAACATATGGCGTGTAATGTTCAATAAATTTTTTCAATCCTGTTAGAATGATTATTTTGTCATATTCTCTGTTGAAACCGTTTTCCTCTATTAACTTTCCACGCATCATTTCCGTGGGAAAAAACGTTTTCATGCACATGTTGTTATCGCGCAAATGTGTAAAAAAATCCAAAGCGTCAATTGCGCCATCATCATCATACGAAGTGATTGTGATTTCGTCACTCATGGCCATGTCCATTAAAGGTTTGTCAATACAACGTATGCATCCACTTTCCCCTTTATTAATTGCATTGGCGCAAATGTCAAACATTGAATGAGAGGTGTAACTGTATAATAAAATTTATTATATAATATAATGCTCACATTTCATTTTAGTGTCTCCTAGACTTCTTGGACTTCCTATATTTATGCACGTTTCGCTTCTTTCCTCCACCCCGAATCAAGTGGTCACAATTCTTTTTTGAGCACTTGGTCTGTTTGTCATCCATCGCTTTTAAACGCGACCCATTGTAATGATTCGCTGCGCATGCAGAGTAAGCCTGAACCTCTTGCTTGGATGGATTCTTTGCCAGCGAACACTTGCGTTTCAGCGTTTGTGTGTATGTCGCGCGTTCCTTTTCCATTACTTTATTGGGGGTGCATTTGGTGTCCCGGCATTGCATGTATCTTTGCTGTCGCAAATTATGTTCTGCAGCTTTCCAGTATAGTGGCATTGTGTAATAAACTGTATTATATAATGTAATGCGCATATTTTATTTTAGTGTCTCCTAGTCTTCGTCTTCCGGGACTTCCGGGACTTCCGGGACTTCCTAGATGCATTTGCGTTTCGCTTAAAACCACCCTCACTTTTTCGTCCTTCTACTGCGACGTCTATTATTTTTGCCTGTATCTCCAGTTTTAATCGTGATAATAAATTAGTGACAAATGGAATCATGTCGGGTGGATAACGTTTGCGTAAAAGATTGTGGCGCAACATTTGCTCCAATTCAACAAGTTGCAATAATGAGTATTTCTGAATCAACTCATTGACATTTTGGCTATTTGAATGTAAATAACCGATTGCCTTATTTGTTTTATTTATGCGTTCTTCTAAAATGGATTTCAATCGTTTCATTTCTTGAATGGGTCTTTTTGTGGCGCCCATTGTTTGAATTTCTTTTTCTCCATAAATGATCTGTTGATGCAACATATCAATGAGCGTTTCTCGTGTCTTAAGGTTCATATTTGCACTTACAACCAACGGTTCATTCATCAACATCCACACCGATGCTTGTGAATCTCTCACTTTAAATTCTTCAAACTTTTTGTAATTGTTATTCAAAAAATCGTTCATTGCCATGGCAATTTCTTCTGAGTGTGTTCGCGCGGGCAGTCCCGTCAACGCAAGAATCTCGTCATCAGTTGACATGTTATATAATGAAATTATATCTTCTATGAAATTGCATTATATTTTTAGTTTATATTTATTGTGTTGGAGAGAATTTCTCTCTTCTTCCACTTCGAGAAAATGGTTTAAACCTTGAGCACGTTGCCGGGAAAGCCGACGAGGTTGGCACCGATGCCGAAACCGGCGCCGCTGCGGGCCGACACGGCCAGGGTGGGCACGTAAGTGTCCAGAATGCTAAAGGTGGCAGCAGCAACCAGGGCAATGAGGCCGATCTCATCCAGGTTCAGCTTGCGCTGAGGGATGGAATAAGCGGCCAGGGCGACCAGGGCACCTTCAACCAAATATTTAATGGCGCGTTTGACCAACTCGCCTAAATCCAGAACACCGCCGATCATTTTGTTTGTGTGATTTGTTGATTATATAATGCAACAAGAAAAAAAATGCAATGGAATGCAATAATATTGTTTCATTTATTGCAAATATGTCAAACATAATAATTTTAATACATTTGTTTTAAAATGGCTTAAAATCAAAATGGAAATATCACATACGTTGAACACATTCATAAAACAAACAATCAAAACCAATGACCGACAACTTAAAAGGTGTCACGCTTCAGAAACTGGCCGACGGCACGGTGAACCCTAAATACGTGGATTTGCTGGACGAGGACAAGCCGATTGCGGGCCAAAAATTCGCATGCCTGTCGTTCATTTCCCCCGAGCACATCATCAAGCAGCGCGAGCACTACTTCTTCCAGGCGTTCGTTCAGCACTGGGACATCAACAAATCCACCGAGAAGTTCCTGCAATTTCTGAATTTCGTGTCTTACAAGTACGGGGTCAAGTTTGACAAGTTGACCGAGGACTTCCAGCAGTTCAAGGATTCCGAGAAGGAGCTGATCGCAAAGACCGATATCGTGGACGACTACAAGTCGTTTTTGGACTTAAACGAGGAGCGACTGGACGAGGAGTTTGGCGCCAAGCACGAGTTCCAGACGTCGGTGCGCGGGCTCAAGGTGCGCGGCGTGTTTCCCTCGCAGAAGGAAGCAGAGCTGCGCTGCAAGATGCTGCGCGAGGTGGATCCGAACCACGACGTGTTTGTGGGTCCGGTGGGTCTGTGGGTGCCGTTCCATCCCGAGGCCTACAAGACGGGACGCGTGGAGTACATGGAGGACACGCTGAACCAGCTGATGAGCGACAAGAAGAAGAACGAGGAGCAGGCAAAGATAGAGTTTGACAAGCGCGTGAAGGAGGCCAAGCAGAAGGCGATTGACGAGAATAAGGCGCTGGCGGCCAAGAGCGGCAACAAGCTGACGCAGACGCTGAACGAGCAGGGCGAGCTGGTGGGTGTTTCACAGACTCAGGGGTCCGATTTTGCGGTGGATCCCGAGCCGGCTGATGGTTCCGATCTCAACGCAGATGAAATTCGCAACCAGCTGTTCAACGCCGAGAATGTGGTGCTGCACCCGGACCAGTCGGATCGCGGCCTGTCAAAGCTGACGCACCAACCGACCGCTGTGACTTCTGCGACTGCTGCTGTTACCGACGACGCGACTTCTGTCGCCGATTTTGAAGAGGTGGATTAATTGATGTGCGCATCATTTATGAGTTTGTTAATATAATTTGTATCATTTTATATTAAAATTTAAAATAAACATTATCTGTTATGAGAAGGCATTTTGCAATGTGACTCCATTGTGTGTAACTGCAACTGAAAACGTGCAATAAAAAATGGTTGATAGTTGGTCACATTAATTGGATGTGCGTGACATTTATATCACGTATGGAATGTAATACTCTTCTGAGTCGGAAATTTTTTGCAGCTGTTTTTGCGTGTAACTGCGTCGTTGTTTTTCTTGCCATTTTTGCTTCTGATGTAACATTTGCTCCTTTTTCAGTGACTGGTGCTGGGTAGGCTCATGGCAGCATCCACAGTGGTCTTCATTCGCCTGATCCACCTTGGAATTCACGACCTTGGGGTCATAGTGCAGCTGCCACCTTCCTAATTTGGTGGTGGTGGTGGTGGTTGCATTTGTGGCGGCGGGTTTCAGCATTCTTCGGATAAAATTCATTGGACTTATTTTATGTCTGGTGATGTTGTTGTGTCTGTGATGAATGCTTGGATTTGGCATTCAATTTTTACACATTTTGACATTTAAAACGCCGTCCGCCATTAAGAATCATAATATGTGGCACCTGTGTAATCTATCCATTCTTCTAATGTGAAATTTATGAAATCATCCGGAAGTAAATAGTTTTTATATTCCATTTCAAACCCAAGTGAAGTCATTTCATGGTAATGAAATGATGCATATTGCATAATGTTTAAAAATTCTTCAATGGAATGTATTTCTGACTCTTTTGCTCCTATTCCGCTATAAACTATATGTGGCATTTTACTTATATAACTACAGTTATGCAAATACATTTAACATGTATTTATATACTAATCGGCAAAAAGGTGCAAATCAATGTTTAATTTATAAAAATTGATTTAAATTTATTTGAATTGCAATGATGACAACATGATACATAAACAATACCATAATGTATTCCGAGATTTTCAACGGCGACTACACGATCCAAGTGGGTTCAAACCAGGCCGAGAATGACGCGCTCATTAAAAAGGCACCGCAACACGCCATGTGGTTCCATTTGAAGGACTTTCCCAGCGCGCACGCGGTGGTTGTGAACACGACGAAAGCGGGCACCTACGACGCAGACGTCATTAAACGCGCAGCCACGCTGGTCAAAGAACGGGCTACAGTTAGTGTCAGGGGTTTGCGCAGTGTGGGCGTGAATTACTTGCCAATCAAATACGTGCGGCGCACTGAAACCCCGGGCAAAGTTATCATGACCAAGGCGGCCAAATGTATCCACATTTGAATGAATATATTCCACATCATTTGTCCATTTTCTCTCGTTTTACACAATCAAAATGGATAAATCTTGGCAACGGATGATGCACTTAAGAATATGTTGCATCTTTATAAACATCTTGATTGGTTTATTGAAATTCAGATTAGAGAGAAATTCAATAAAAATAATCACACATACGACGGGGATTAGTATTCCATTTTTACGCACTACGCAGTGGACGCATGTCCCCCCAAGGAGGGGTTTGGGGAACTACGTTCCCTGAGAGTAGTAATAATCGGAAATGACCGTCTTGGCCTTGACGTATCGGCTCATTTTTGCGGCGCAAAAGCCTTCCGACAAGGCCGCGTTTGCAATCGTAGGCCACGAACTCAACAGCTGGTGCGTGGTCGCCTCTCTCTTTTCCACCTTTTTGCCAGTGGTTGACGTGCATATTGGGTTGTTGGTGACTGCGTTCGTCATCGCATAATAATCCTCGCGCAATGACACGCCATAGTAGCCCTCGTTGCTTCCCTGTTCGGACCACACGGTTGCTTTCAGCGCATGCGGCGATGCATTCAAATACCCCTTCAAATCCTTGATGTCTGTTTCAGTCAATGCCAGTCCAACCGGCTGCTTCAACTTTTGGTGCTCTTTCAGTAATACGGAATTTAGAACCTTGCCGCAGTCCGAAAATTGGCACCGTTCAAACAAAAATGTCTCAACATTCGGGCTCAATGAAAGCGTTGATATATCCGATGCTGGCATTTTTTTGTATTCCACCGTTTTCAGTTTCACGCCAAGGTAGCCGTGCACCCCGCGAATGCGCTTGGCCTTGAACCGCACATCTAAATAATTCTTCAGCGCGTGGAACGTTTCCTTCGTCGGCTTGGTTTGACACCACAGCCGGAACCGGCCCTCCATGCTCACCGACGACTCCTCCACGTCGGGGCGCACAATGCACGCCACTTTGATGAAGTCGTTGAACTTCTGCGTCAACTCGTCCTCCGGCAGCAGCACGTTCTGATAGACGGATTGGTGTCCCGCCGCAACCACCTCCAGCTCCTGCTTCTGTTTGGCCGCGAGTTCTCGTAATTCGTTCAATTCCAGGGCTTGTTTTGCCAATGTTTTTTGCAGTTCAGGGTTCTCGGCTTCCAGCATCTCGTTGCGCTGCATCAGTCGGTTGAAATTGTCAATGCTGTACGTGCGCGAATGAATGATGTCGGCGATGTGTTTCTTCAGGCGCTCAATCGTGAAGTTCGTGCTGTCGTATGCAATGATTTCGGTCTTGTTTTTGCCGCCCACTTCAATGCTGCGGATGTTGCGCTTGATCTTCGGATACGTCTTGATCAGATTCTCTATCTCTACCTTGTTTTGAACCCGGAAGGCGGCGACCAGCACGAAATTTTGGTATTTTTTGCGATGGTCCATTACGCGCGTGGAAAGGTCGTTCGTGTGGCCGAATTTGATCAGCTTCTCGTTGTCGGCATTCGTGTTGTCAATGGTGCCAAAATAGATGCACTCCGTGTTCAATGGGAACTGCCCAATGATCGCCTGCTCCACGGCGCGCTGCTTCTCCTTCTTCGTGGATTGGATGACGGAGTCCTTTTCTTGAATCATGGATTCCTTTTCTTGAATGACGGCGTTTTTCTGTTCCAATTGCTGTTTGAGTTCATCCGTCTCTTCTTCCACAATTTGGTGCAAAACCTCTTCCATCTTCATGTAATACTCGTGGATTTCTGATGCCTTTTTTGTTTGTGCCTTCAGGCACAGCGACTTGAAACAACGAACGGTGAGCATGATGGTTTGCTTGTTTTGGCCGCCATTTATTTTTAATTTGGGGGCATCCAAAGCAGTAAGATTTTTGTAATCAACATCAATTTTGAAATGTTTTTCTAATGTTCTCAAAGACACAAATTTTGATGCAAATCCTAACCAATTCCATACGTTGTCTAAATCAACGATGAAATCCATATTTTTGTCATAATTCAGGTAGCAATAAAAGCTACTCACAAATAACTGTTGCTCAAATCCAGTGAATGATTCCTGAATTTTTGTCAATAGTCTGCCATTGTATTCATGCGACAGTCGGGTGATGGGGTTTTTCTCAATGAGCTCAACGATGTTCAGCTCATGCGGTTGTGATTGTTGTGGTTGTTCCGTGCTCATTCTTGGGGTGGGTTTATGTTTATACTATACCTAATCGGAATCTGTTTAAGTTGTTTTAGGTACAAGTGTTTGTTAATTTTTGAAGCGGTTTTTATATAATCGGTTTAATAAATGTCGCTTCACCCAAATGTGAAGCAAGATTGGAAAGCGCTCCACCCAAATGTGAAGCGCTTTTTTTCAACATGCAAATCTTGTTCCCGCAATACGAAAGCAAGATTTCACCATTTGCTCTTTTTTACGTTGATTTTGGGCCCCTTTTTACCGGAGTTTTTGGGGTCATAGTTCTCCTCTTCATCATCCGAGTGCAGATCTTTGGAGATTTCCCAGAATTCCTTAGAGCCCAGCTTGAACGGGCCGTGCTGTTGCGCCTTGTACCAGAAGATTTGCTCCTGCAGTTTGTTGGATTTCGCATTGTTATTGATCACCAAGCACTCAAAATTCTCGGTGCACTGGTCCATCACCTGACAAAAGCTCTCAAACGTGGGGAACATGCCCGCGTAGTTCTCGTAGATGCGTTTGCGATTGGCAATGTAGGGTTCGCGCAGGATAAACACGTAATCAATGTTCGTGCGCAAATTGGGCGGAATACCGAGCGGATATTGCATTGTGATGACCAACATGATCTTCCAATGACGCCCGTTCATAAAGAGGAGGCGCATCATAACGTCCTTGGTCCATTTGTTGTCGTAGAGGCAGTCATCCAGGACGACGAAAGTGCGGGGGTCAATGGTGGAGCGTTTGTACGTTTCAATCTCCTTTTTCATTTGTTTCAGGACGGCTTTTTGGCGTTTGAGGATGTTTTCAATAATGGCGGTGTTGTAAGCGTCGTGGATGAAAAGCTTTGGGACGTGGGCGGCGAAGAAGCCGTTGCCGGCCTCTGTGCCGGAGATGACGGTGCCGATGGGGATGTCCTGGTGGTGGAACATGAGATCCTGGACGAGGAAACTTTTGCCGGTGTCACGGCGACCGATAAGCACGATAACGGGGCCCTTGTTTTCATCCGGCCTAAAGCTGATGGAGCGCATGTCAAATTTGGAGAGTTCCAGGTTCATTGTATTGAATTATAATTATTGATTTGCACTTAATACAATACAAATAAATAATATTGGCAACTATTAAACGCGACACGCGACCCGCAACAACATGCACCATGGCTTAACCCAAATGCATCAAAAAATAAAACGAATGACTTGGAAAGAATGGATTCAACATTTTTACTACGGAATGCTGTATGCCTGGTACGGATTGTATGCGATAGCGCTGCTTGGTCTTGCGACGGTGGCGCCATCGTATCTTGTCACGCTGAATTCCGTGTTAAAGTATTTCATAATTGCGTTCTTGCTGGTGCGGTTCAATCCGTGGACCAATGCGAATCGGGCGGCATTTACCGAATTTGATCGCACGATTGTGTTTAGTGCGGCGTTCTTTTTGCTGGCATCCACGGCCATCACGTCTCTTGTCCTAAATGCATTGCATTTGCCGAATGCACATTGATTCATGCATGCAAGTTAGTGTGGTTTCCTTGTTCTTTTTGTTTTCCTTTGCTTCTTTTGCTTCCTTGGTTTCCTGGTTCGTTTCATTCCACCTTGCAACGGATGACATTTAATTCTTTTAAGGGTGTCATGAAATACACTTGTTGCCCTTGCAATGTTTTCCTCATTCAATTCAACACGCGTTTCCGTGCCTCCACGTTCACCACTAAAATCATCATCAATTATTTTATTAAGTTCATCAAGGGTTTCATACCTAAACGCGGTTTTATCTAATCTGGTTGCATTAAACAGTGTTATCATCAACCTTGCCGATATCTTGTTTATTGCATCAGATGTCAATTCTTCAGCACGGTTACTAAGACTTTTTGATATCATTATTGCAACCGCTCGCAGTAAGGTGTTAAACTTTCGCCCTTCATATCGTTCGTTCGTCTTAGAATCAATATTAATATCAATTATCTCGCGCTCGCGCACCTTCATTGTTATGGACGAAACGCACTCATTTCCGTGCATTAAGCACAATAATAGCGGTGGTCTCATAAAATAATTCAACCACAATTCTGAATACATTGACACAGTGCTTCCCATGGGAAATGATGTAAGGTAGTCAATGTGTAAATAAAACCCCGGACAGGTCGGTTGAAGTTCAATATTTAATGCGTGGATAATCCCTTTTGCAACGGTCAGATCTAGAAACTGGTCGCATGGTGGTGAGTTTGGTTTGATAATCGCAAGGTTATGCGGATTATTCGTGTTGAATTCACGTAATGCTTTATTTAGTCGTACACCTGATAAATTTAAAATTTCAATTAAATGTTCACGATTTGCATCAATGTACCTTCTAAAATCCTCCGGGAATATGCCATCTTGGTCTTGCATCAAGTTAAATATATGAAGGTTGCCGGCATGCATCATGGCGATGAACTTGGTGGATTGCAGTGTGCACACAAACTTGTGTTTACACGGACATTCTTTGTCTTTAACTTCAATTTCATAACATGCGTTCCCATTTACAACCGTCAATCGTTTTATATTAAGCAATGTTGTCGAACTGTACACAATATCCATTTGCCTCTGTCTTATTGTTGTATTGTCTTATTTTATCAAATTATTAAAAATTTATTTATATCATGAAAAATTTATAGCAATTCATAATTGCAAATCATAAGCACCTCTAAACATTGGGATTTTTTTTGATTTGTTTGATTTGGTTGATTTGTTTGATTTGGTTGATTTGTTTGATTTGTTTGATTTTTTTATAACCTTTCTAGTATGTTTCTTTTTTCCACCTTTTAATGGTCCGCAGTTCATTCTTTCAATGGTTTTATGAAACACGGTCGTTGCATTTGCAATATTATCCTCATTCAATTCAACACACGTTTCCATGCCTCCAACATGATCAAAATGCTCTTTGATCACTTTATCCAGTTTTTCGGGTGGAACAGTTTTGCTGCTTATGTCTCCGTTACGGGGAACTGCATTAAATCGTTTTATCATCAACAATGCAGATATTACATTGGATGCACTAGACACCAATCTTTCAGCCCTTTCATTGAGACTGGTTGATACAATTATTGCAACCGCTCGCAACAATGTGTTGAATTTTCGTCCCTCATATTGTTCATTCGTCTTGGAATCAATGGTCATTTCGGTCTTGGTGACCTTGATTATTATAGATGACACGCAATCATTGCCAGTGAATAAACACAATACGATTTGAGGTTGAAAATAAGAATTTGTAAAAAGGTCTGTATACAACGATGCAATGCTACCCGGGGGGAATGCTGTGATGTAATCAATGTGCAAATGAAACCCAGGACAGGTCGGTTGAAGTGCAGCATTTAATTGGTCAACCATCTTTTGTGCATTTGACAAGTCTATTAACGGTTTGCATTGGTGTGAAGATGATACTTGGCGTATGATTGCAAAATTGTATGGATTATTGCGACGATTTATCTCATCACTTATCATAAAAGCTTTACCAACCCCCACTCCACTTTCAAAATATGCATACAACTTGGGTTTAATTTGTTCAATATACCCTTTAAACTCGTCCGGAAAGACGCCATCCTGTTTTAAGTTAAAAACATGAATGACATCATCATATTTCATGGCAATGGCAATAAATGTAGTTGATTCCAGCGTCCACACGTATTTAACTGGACATTCACATTCTGCACTTTCACGCATTTCATAACAGATGTTGCCATTTACAGTGGTCAGCGGGCGTATATTAAGTAAATCAGAAGTGACGGAACTATAAACAATTCTTCCACTTTTTAATGGTCCGCAGTTCATTCTTTCAATGGTTTCATGAAACACGGTCGTTGCATTTGCAATATTATCCTCATTCAATTCAACACACGTTTCCATGAGTGCATGTTGACGAATGTAATCTTTGACAACTTTATCCAGTTTTTCGGGTGGAACAGTTTTGCTGCTTATGTCTCCGTCACGGAGAACTGCATTAAACCGTTTTATCATCAACAATGCGGATATCGCATTGGTTGCAATGGACACCAATATTTTAGCCCTTTCATTAAGATCTTTTGATACAATTATTGCAACCGCTCGCAACA